GTTTTGTTTTTGATAATTTGAAAGAGTTGAAAGTTGATTTTACAATAAAATTCATCTAGCACAAACGCAAGCTTGACAGTTTGCTAGACTGTCAAGCTTGCTTTTAAGAATAATCTGGTGACTGGGTACAGTCAGAAAGCGAGTAGTAACATGAAAGCTCAAAAAACCTATCCAATTGACAGCAGCAACACTGTAACATGTGTTCATACCGAATCGTATAAGTATCTCAGAAGTATCCGCCGACAAGAATATTCCGAGCAGTTCGTAGGTGTCCCAACGACAGGTCCCTACAAAGATGCCAGAGTATACTGCGATGCATACGGCTGCATGTTTCTTGTGATAAACGGTACAAAAGCATATATAGATTTACCCGACTACAGCTTCAGAAAGGCGGCATAGTATGTTCCACAACACAGTGCAGGCACATAGAACCAACTCACAAAGTCCTATGATTCATGCTATACGAAAAGCCAACAGAAGAGAGCGGCGCAACAGACAGACTATGACATTCTTGGCGGAAATTGTGTGCCCCGTAGCAGTGCTGTATGCCGCTTTTGCTTTCTTGTACTATGTGATGATTTGCAGTGCAGCTTGAAAATGCGGTAGAGACGCAGGCAGCAGCGTAGGAAACTATAGAACAGCATGATTTCTCATGCTGTTCTTTTCGTGCGAAAGTCTTTCCGATCCGACCCCGAACCAACTCCGACCCATCTCCTATCCAAGAAAATATTTTATTCTAAAAACCTACCCGCGTTGGGCCTGTTTGAAATTTGGATGGTTGAAGCAGGTTGAAAACCGACCCATCTCCTATCCAAGAAAAAGGATGCAGGACGAAACCTGTCCCGCGTTGGAGCCTATTTTAATTTGGGGAGGAAACAAATGTTTAAGTGGTAGAAAATAAAACTACTAACCATTATGATGCCGTGCTATACTGTTTTTACATAGCAGCTCAATACAGTAGGAGAAGGGATTTAGCATGAAATACATTTATCGGTTGTTGCCTTCAGAGGGTGCCATTTCATTTTATTCAAGCTTGAAGGCTATTGAACGGGAACTGAAAATATACTGCCAACTGTTTGAACGTACACTTGTTAGGCATGAGTATGAGCCTACGAATGATACCGAAAATGCAAAGTGGTTGTACACTGCCTGTGACGCAAACGGTGAGTATGTCGAGTATCCCATTGATACAATCAAAGTGGTTCATCACGCATTCTATGTGGAAAGGATTGAGTTACGCAACTAATCCCACCTCAAATCCCACCTCACAAGAGTCTGTCTTATGAGGGCAGGCTCTTCTTCTTGACGTACAACCCACCGTTCCATCTCCACTCCAATCTTGCATAGGCCATTTCCGAAATGGGCGGCGTTGGGCGTGAAAAGAAATCCCAAATTCCCGACCCATCTCCACTCCATCATACAATGGTATTTGAAACTGTACAAGAGCATGACACATACTACCGTTCCAGCACCTATCCAATGTGGTGGAAATTAAACCATACCACTGGGCACAACCCTCGTTGGACGAACCAACCCAACTCCGACCCATCTCCTATCCAAGAAAATATAGGTTAGGCGTTGGAACGGTTATTCGTTGGCACCTATGTAGTTTGGGTTGGAAAACTATTTATATTGGAGGTGATATTTATAGTGCAACCATTCGCTAGCCGTGCTATTCTTTTATTACATAGGGTGAGAAATTACTCTCACCACAAACTCACAGGAGGTGTAGTCATGGCAAGAGCGAAGAAGAACAGTTGGTTGGCATTCACAGCGTTGATGGTATCACTGTCGGTACCGGTAGCACCGTTCGTTGCAACGGCATGTGAAACAGTACAGCCGAAGGTACACGTAATTGTACCATTCACTCACAAAGAGGCATGTGCTGCAAAGAGGGCTGAGAAGGTGGAAAGGAAAACCTCTCTGTTAACCAAGAGTCAGAAACCTTCTAGCCAAGCCTTTAGAATTGATGAAGCATTGCTAGAATGGCACAGTTGGTCGGAACTTGTGAAACTGTCGGTACTCGATGATTGTTCAGAGGCCAGGATCAGGAAACATGTGTACCACATAGAGACAGAATTTCGTCACACGGTACGCAAAGAGGTTGATGGTAAGAAATTCAGATTCAGCTTGATAGGTTAATCTACACGGGACGGTCAGATGATGACCGTCCCTTTTTCATGTGAAACAGCCCTCCATTCCATCTCCACTCCATACAATGAGGTTAATAAACCAGTGCCGTTCCATCTCCTATCCTGTACCGTGGGCGCTGGTAGGAGTGTGGCACGTAAGGTGGTGGCGTGAATTCCTGTCCGCCCATCTTAGGAACATTATGCTCAATTCCTGTCCGCCCATCTTAGGAACATTATGCTCAATTCCTGTACCTTTTAGGTTACTATTTGGATGATTCTATAGGCTAACATTCGGTTACCCATATCTACTTCATGCATCCTTCCAGTCCTTTTCTGTAGGGAAACTTTATATACTCCATCTATTCCCTACAAGATACCTATACACCTATTTAACTGTTCGATTACTATATGGATACTGTAAGGCATTACTATTAGAAATTCCATACCTATTCCACCTATCCTTCCTTTACCTATTACTTCTATCTTTTCTACTCTATTCCCCACTACTCGTTTCAACCACATTGTTGTAAATGGTGAGTTCCCTTTTTGTTCTATTTTTCTGCCACTTCCATACCTTATCTTGTAGGAAATTCCATTCTCCTTTTCTCCAGTTTGTTCCGTAGATTCCTGCAAGAAATTCCTATGTTTGACAGGTAAACTATTTGCATTTGGATGCTCTTTATGCTTCTATCCTACTCGTTGCCGTGCTAGTGTATTTATAGATAGTAGTTCAAAACTGTAGCAGAAGGGATAGGTAATGACAACTCGGGATTTAGTGACAGTGAAAGTGGTCATGAGTCCTTTGAATGTACTTGCTGCGGTAGAGGCTGGGACCACACTCATTACTAGGAGGAAATTCTATGTTAGCCAACATCACAATCCACTATACCATGTTACTTACTGCCTGCAAAGATGAGGGAATAGGAAATTCCATTGTTGAACTTGTCGAGCTGATTCCAGGCTGCACAACCTACACATCTGTAAAGAGCCTACTCCATGTTATACTTGATTTGCTGACCATGTATCTTGATGATGGAGTAGGAAATTCTGTGGCTGATGAATGTGCCACGTTCCTAGTTGTTTGCTCCGATCTCCAACGAGAAATTTTGCCCAATCCACCCAGTGCTGTTATTGTATTTTAGTTGGAAATTTATTTCACATGGGACAGAATATTTGCTTGATCGGTACTCTGTTCCATGTGATGATTACTTATAAGCAGTTCAATCCAGATGTAGAAAGGATCTACCATGAAATTGACCGAGAAATTCAAAACCTACTACAACTTAGCCAGCATTGATGAGCGCAGGGACATCCGTTCCGTTACTTTCACGTTGTTTGAAACCAAAGTCATATCGGAAAAGCAGTATTCCCAGTTCCGTGATTTCTTCTACCAGTAAAGGAGAGTGCCATGAAATACAAAGATATGGGTTACGTTTGCAGGTGTCTTGATCGTTTGGCTGAAGCTGCCTACCGTAGAGGTGGCATCGAATACATGAGAAATTCCTTAGACCGCGCAATTGATCGGATCTGGAATTCAATGGGAGGTGTGATTTGAATAATGCCGTAATCCAGTACAAAGATGTGTATGTGGGTGGATTTTCTTTGAAAACTCAGAAGGTTTACTATACCAAGAACCCAGCGAAGGCTAGGAAATTTACTCCATGTTCAGCACAGACATTCCTAGCCACGTATGCAAACAAAGGTTATGGGTTAGAAACAGAGCATGTGACCATGTGGCATTTTAAAAGAGGTGAACCCAACATCTTTGTAGTAGAAGGAGTTACCAATGAAAAAATTAAAGAATGCTGAATTAGCCGAGTACCTTTTCTACAGGAAAATAGCCATCAACTACGCCTTGGATAATGTGGCATCTCCGTTCACTGTTGCTGACTTCACATTCTTTATCAAGGAATGGTGCGAAAAGACTGATACAAACCTAAGCACTCCGTACAGAAAGATATGGAGAAGTGGTAAAAGAGTGGCAGTAGGTGGATACCATTTCTGCTCATTCGATAGAGTCCGAAAAGCCATTAACCGTCTTTGTGTCGAAGGTGATTGTTACTTTTATGGTAAACGTGGATCTGCCTATCTTTATGCAAAGGAAAGTGTTCTGCACTTGTAGGAAATAAATCTTCACATGGTGTGATTATTTGCTTGAATGGTAAAGCATACCATGCGAAGATGAATCATCAAAGCAGTTCAACCCAGTAGTAGAAAGAGAGTCCATACCATGCACGACATCAAAGCATACTGTACATGTGAAGCTTGCACCAATGCAAGAAGTGTTAACAAGGGTGGTAGAAAAGTGCCACAGTTTGTTCGTCTTGAGATGGCAGCCAAGAGAGCGCAAGAAGAGGAAATGATGTTATGGAAGGGATTCATTCTACATACCTGCCCAGCTTGCAAACACGCAACCTACATGAAAATCGGCCCAGTAATGACTTGTCCCTGTTGTTGCCATAAAATACAGTAGGAGGAATACTCATGGAAAGACTGTCTGATATTATCAAAGTGGCAACCCTGCATCGTAATCCAGAGGGCGTTGGAGATGTGCTGGTATTTGAATTTGAGGACAAAGAATGCAGTAGGAAAATTGACTATGAATACTGTTCCAACTACCCAATCGTTTCGATCATGTTTCAAAAAGTCCGTTGGTTAGTGGATGTACCCTGCATCGAAATTACATGGAAGGAGAACTTCTAATGACAATCGCCCGCACCAAACTAGTCAAGTTTCTTGACATGACAAAGGGCAAGATATTCACTGCCATCTTTACGAAGAAGGACGGAACTCTCCGCAAGATGAATTGTAGGAAAGGTGTCAAAGCTTTCACACAGGGCGGAGTAAACAGAGTTGTCCAGATGTCCAATGATTACATCACGGTATTTGACATGAAGATCCATGAGTACCGTACACTCAATCTTGGTACCGTTATCAGTGTGAAATTCAAAGGAGAGGAGTACCAAATAATATGAGCCACGAATCTATTACCATCAAAATCAGCTTGGATGTACCACTGTTCAAAGAGCAGAGGAAGTTCCTAAACACCTTAATTAATACCTCGATAGTAACGGAAAAAGAATTTGACATACTACTTGGTATCCAAAACTTACTGGATAGCATTGCTGATGTAGCCCACGATAAATATGGCTTGGACACTTTACTTGAGGAGGAAGAAAATGTCTAAAAATGACAACAACCACGAATATAACTGGCTGGAATATAAAACATGATGCACGAGGCTGGTTTTCATTATGATAAGCTGATGGGGTTTTGGTCTTGGGTTATTTATAATGCCATAACTGATGACCAATTATTGAAATTGGCAGAAATATTGGTCAAACTTGCGAAAGGAAAAGACAAATGAGACAGCCAATATCTAATAACAAAGTTGGTGATAAGTTCAGCTTGGCTTTCGATAACTTGAGATGTACCGGTGATCTATCAAAGATGCAAGCGTACCAAACCTATTCTTCTGACATCCTATCTATCTGGGAATGTGAAGAAACAGGAAATAAATTTGCCTACTATTCAATGTCCGGTATTACTGCCATCACACAGAGATTGTATGACCAATGCCTCAAACAGTTCTTCACCGATTGTGACATTGTATGAATACCAACTTCACACATCGGACACCGAAGGATGTTCTTCTTAATGGAACTGAGGTCTGGCCCATACTCGGTAACATAATTGAAATGCCAGTCTATAAACATATCATACACCACTGTGTTGGATTGACAAGACACTGGCATTGCTTAGAGAAGGCGATGATAGTTAAGCAGGTTGTTCCCAATTGTAATATTATAATAGGAAAATGTTTAGTGTGGAGTGGTGACAGCACATCAAACTATGGTCATGAATTTAATCCTCCCTATGAGTTCCATGCTTGGTGCCAACACGCTAACGGCATCATAGACATTGCATTGCCAGGATTGATTGAAAAGGAATTATCCACATCTGATGAATATGGTCCTTTCTTAGTAGGCAGAAAACCTGTAGTATTGGCAGGAAAAGAACCGCAGTGGGCGCACTATGTTCCTTATGAAGTGTATGGATAATTATTTTTACTAGGGGTGATTATTTGCTTGAATGGCATTACGAACCATGAGAAGATGAATCATCAAAGCAGTTCAATCCAGAAAGATCAAAAAGGAGTTCACAATGGATGCAGCAAAATTAGCGGCAATGGAGAAGATACTTAAACTTCTTGAACTCGGCAAAGACGGCAACGGTGCTTACACACCAGAGCAACAAGCAGCAAACGAGATGGCTGCGAAGTTGATGGCAAAGTATGCTATTGATTTCTCGGAGCTTCGGGGTGCAGGTAAGAAACATTCCAATGTGTTTGAGAACCATACAATTGACCCGCTTGACGTTGTGTACTGCGGGTGGGAATCTATCCTTGCTAATTGCATTGCAAAGACATTTGACTGTAGGGTGGTGTCGAATAAAGGACTTGTCTGGACGCTGAACTTCTTGGGCACAAAGTCAGACTTGGAAATTTCGATCTTCTTTTATCGCCATCTGCGCCGCACTGTATGCAGGAAAGCAGAACTTGCATATCCAAGGGGCAAAGCGAATCAAGAGACATACGCAATGGGGATGGTGAGAACTATCTCACAACGGCTTGAGGATCTTTACAAGAAGCGGGAGGAGTTTATTCCTTCAGACTGTCGTGACCTTGTGATAGTAAAGGGCAACGAGTTGGAGATGTACATGAAGAACCAATTCCCTGCACTTCGCAAAGCCAAAGTAACTACAATGCGGGGCAGTAATGAAGCATACTCACGTGGAGCACTTGATGGGAAGCACGTAGGACTCAATAGACCGATCGGTCACTCAGGAGGTGGTAATCATGCTGCGATAGCATAGCAGAGGGGCTGGAGCGCAAGCTCCAGTTAATGCGCGAGGCGGTCCCAAGTCCGTCTAAATAAAACATGCATTAGGAGGTTCCATGAGTGATAATTTGGAGTACATGAAGTCCGTAGCCACGAAGTATCAAGTTGATTTGTTGGAGACATCGAATGGAGTATTCATTGTTGAATTACCAGGCATCCGCACCCTAGCCCCATTGCTTATATCTGCCGATGATGGTGAGACATGGTGCCCAGAAGCAATGTGCAAAGAGGACGGAATCAGCTGGAGCGGAAAGATCAGTGTACGTGGTTTGGAATTGGAGGAAGAAATAAAAGGAATGTATAAGGCGTTGGCGATGGGCCCTCCCACTCTGATGCTGTCCATAGCAAATGACCTAACAGATGAGGCAGCAAAAATCAGTGGAAAATTATTTTGTTAAGGGTGCATTATTTACTTGAACGGTACTGAATACCATGAGAAGATGAATTAACAATTGATGCAGACCGCATCACTCTCTTAGGAGAGAATCTACGTCCTGGAGGACACTAAGATGGCAAGAAAACAGCGCACTAACCCAGAAGCAGAAGCAACCGTTAACCCCGAAACCGCTACTGACAACCAGAGCGCAGAGAAGTCGGAAGCTGAACTGGCGAATGAGCAGGCTCTCAAAGATGCAGCCGCAGCACAATCCGAGCAGAAAGAAGAGGTTCCCGCTCCGCAAGAAGATGTCATTCCTGACGGTGCTTGTGAAGTTTACGGACAAGCTGATCCGAATAGTAAGGCTTGCATATCCTGCCCAGCACTTGAGCAGTGCAAGGCAAAGACGGCAGCAGCAAAGGTGAAGCCTGCAAAAGAGAAGAAAGAAGGAACTACCCGTACACCACGTGTTGCGGGCGACGGTTCATTCAGCATTTTCGGTCACTGCAGGGGCGGATCGCAAGCAGCAGCAATTGAGGCAGCACTGGTCAACCCAGTGACCATAGCTGACCTCGCGGCAATAACGGGTGCAACAGCCTCCCGTGTGAAGTCTCACATTAACTTCCTTGTAACAAAGCATTCGGACACCTGCACTATGGTGAAGCATGAGGGAGGCAAGATTCAATTCGTCCTTAACAAGTAATTGCTGAGGGGTCGGCAGACTGTTTATGCGGCGGTCTGCCAGACTAAAGCACAAGATCAGGTCCCAAGTCCTGACAAACCCAACGTGCTAGAAAAGGGAGGTTCACCGTGAGCAAGGCACATGAAGAAATCCAAGAGATTCGCCAAGATGTACAGAGCAGGTATGCAGATGTAGTTTTTCCCGATGTTGTTTTGGAGCCGCTTTGGTGGGGCCGTCGTCCTGAGAATCGGGCACATGGTCGCTTTGCAATCGTGGATCAGAACACCGACTCCGTGTTCAATGTTTGCACAACTGCCTACAAACCGATTTATCACGAGGAAGTGATAAAGTTGGCCGAAGATGCCGCACACGCTCTTCCTGAATTTGGCACACCTCAAATATCTATCAAGATCCTTGCAGATGGCGGGAAACTGAAGGTCAACGTCCGATTCCCTGAAGTTGATTATGAAATCAAACCTGGAGACGTTGTTAATCCACAGATGGATATTATGTCATCGTATGATCTGGGATGGAAGTATGGGGGCATGTTCGGCGCATATCGCTTAATATGCAGTAATGGTTTGATAGTTGGCAAAACATTTGACCGCTTCAAGAAACGCCATCTTGTCAGCCTAGATCCTCAAGAGCTTGCTGATACCATGCTTAACGGTATGAATCAATTCTCCGAACAAACTCGTCTCTGGTCACGCTGGGCAAAACAAAGGATACTACCGGAAATGTATGAAGGTTTGTGGGAAGAACTACCATTCTCTCAGCCTGAGCGTGAAAAGATTGAAAACCTGCCAGAAGCTGGTACACAACTTTTGTTGCTCTCCGCACTCAAGTCCCAAGAACTGACCCGCTGGGGTTTCTACAATGTGGTTACACAGTATGCCACTCATGAAATCGCCTCAGAACTCCGTCAGATTGACATCGGACCGAAGATTACCAAAGCGTTTGAAAAAATCTAATGCCAGAGTAAAGGAGCCAGTATGCGTGTATTTCATATAGTGGTTGAATTTGATACTTCCATTTCAGATATTATTGAGGATATAAAAAGCATCTGTAAAACCTCATGTATATGTGGAGCTACAGAAGATGCCTTAACATTTTTGGAGCAGCAGTTGAAAGAAACCAATATTTAATTTTACCACATTGCACAAAGGAGATAACGATGGAAAAGATATTCAATGAACTGGTTAGACTGATGGAAAATAGTATATCCTCTTTAGAGTGTGCCCACAGAATTGTTTCACAAGAATGTGACCAGGAGTTAGTTGACAAACTGGAAACAGATGGTGAATCCGATGCCGTGCATTACACTAAGAAGCTTGCGGATCTGAAAAAGAAGTTTTCGGGAGAGTGCTGCCGCAGAAAAACAGGCGAAGAGGCAGCGCAAGCATTGGAAAACTTCATCAACGTGATATCCAATAATGATGAAAATAAGTCGTTTATGGAGTACATTGTCTACCGCACTCACCGCACTTTGAATCAGAGCATTATGGGTTTAATATTTGCCATCATTGTTGAAGAGGCAAAGCTGGCTGAAACCAAGCGTTATGATGCAAGGAATGAAGCATCCGTAATGACTTGTAAGAAACTCGCCAAAGAGCTTGAGGACCTTTATTTGCCGTTCATCTGACAGTTGCTACCGCGTGTTTTTACTGTCAAGTAATGCTATGACATACACTTGACAGTAAAAACACGTTACAAGACAAGGCAGCTATGCAGAAACATCAAGGAATAACTGACAGTACAGCTTGTTTTTCAGATTTTAGAAATGAGGCCACACCATGAATCCAGCATATCTGAAGAAAATAAAAAGTAGAATATCGGCTTGTAAGTTCCAAGGTGACGATCACTGGAGTTGGGCAGTGTTCATTGATGGTCTGCCATTCGTCACTGGACTGGGCAAAAATGAAATTCCATACTACAAGAAGCGGGCTATTGAATTGCTCGGAAGGAGATATACAAATGTTTAAATCCATGTTCAGAACTTGGAATAGTCCGACATCAGGGAAAAGGATTATCAAAATGGCCCCATCTGCAAAATGCTGTGGTAATTGAGTATGGGCCATCACTTATCGGTATTTGAATGGTTGATATTTATCTTGCTTTGTTTTCTGGTGTATTACGCACCGTCAATATATAAAAAGGATACTACAGTTGAAAAAGAACATCCAAAGGATAGAAGTGCAAGTTCCATGCACAGAGTACGGGACATTAAAAAGCACACCAAGTAAATTTAATAGTTGACAACTGATATAGGAATGAAATAGAATTGATGTATCAAACATTTAAAGGAGAACTGAAATGCCAGATCACAGTCATTTATTTTTACAGGCTACACCAGCACTGAAAGATCGCATCATGGTACAGTGTAAAAGATTGGGTATGACACAATCGGCCCTTATCAGAATGGCCCTTGTTCGGTATCTTGAAGAGGAAGAAAAAACTATTCCTAGATTAAAGAGGAACTAACATGCCATTATGCCGTTACTGTACAGAGTTTGTGGAATCAAAGCAACGCAACGAACCCAAAGGGGAAGATACACCTAAGGGGCGCAGGGTTTGTGCAGCTACCAAAACATGGAAATCTGCCTTGGATGAAATGTGTGAAAAGTATGTCACCCACACAAAATTCTGGTGCGACAAATTGCAGTGTGACATGGATTTGGATAGCTGCTTGAACCGAGTTAAAAAGAAACTACACAAAAAATGTAAAAAATCCTGCTCCCAGTATCATGATATATTGGAAGCCATGAGATTCAGAGCCAGAACAAGGAAATAAATCACAATCGCTGCGGCGAAGGAGGTTCATAATGAGTAAACCATCTAACCTAGAATTAGCTTGTCAAGTGTTTTGGGGTGAAACAGCAGATCCAGATGAATGTAATCTGACAAGCAACTTTAAAGATCCTGAAACTGCTTATATGGAAAAGGAGTCTTTTGAAAGAAAATATAACTCCTTGTCGAAAGAAGCCAAAGAAGTGGTTCGTATCGTGTTTGCTTTGCCTGATGCCTGTTATCTCAATGGCAGAGTGATAATGGGTGAATTAGTATCTAGGCTTGAAAGACAGCATGGATGGTCAAGCCATTATGTTCGTAAATACATTACGGAAATAGGTAAGAAATTCGGAGTTCGCCATGCACATTAACCACAATAAACAACCTCAAGTTCACATGCTTTCTGCCATGAATAATCTGACGGATAAACAATGCCACGACATTATGGATGCCTTGAGATGCACCAAGTGCATTGCAGATTCTAAGCGCCAATTGTATTACTTCCTCAATGAGGTGGCAGATAATGCAAAATAACCGCACTAAATACTGCACTGTCCATAAGCTGTATTACACATACAAAAAATGCCCAAAGTGTGCAGTAGGTAGCAAGAAACCTGTTAATTTGGAGCATGAAATTGATTTGTTAAAAGCACGATTGGCTATCCTCGAATATTCAATGGAGGAACTGCAATGCCAGCGCATGAAATTATAATCAAAAACCCTATATGGGCTGAGTGTAGTCCAGTATTAGCGGCAATCATCAAGCCTTGTTTATCCTTCAAAGCAGCTTACTGGAGACAAGGTCCATTTAAGAAAGAGCGTAAAGAATATGAAAAGACCTTCTTGAATAAAGGAAAAGGTGGTGTGCATTTCTTCTGGGCTGGATTAGCCGCACACGTTTTGGATTATTGCACATCCATTGATGTTGACATAAATTTGAAAGACCAAAGCCAAGAAGAAATTATGCTGTACGAACCTGAACTTCCTGGAATTACTTTTCGTCCAGATCAACTGCACTTAATCAATTCCTTTTTAGATCAGCCCAGAGGGATTCTAGTGTCATTCACGGGGTCAGGAAAAACAGTTCTTGGCTTTGGTATTCTATCCTCGTTTGAAAATGTTAAAATCTTATGGTTGTGCCACAAGAAGGATTTGATGATGCAGGCGTATGATGAAGCAATAAGGTTTGGATTCAAAAGTGTTGGAAGATACGGCGATGGTTTCAAAGAAATTAATAAGGATATTGTCATAGCAACTCGGCAGTCCTTTAAAACTATCGCTGATACTTATGGGCACGAATTTGATGTAATTGTGGTAGACGAATGTTTTGCAAAAGGAACAATGGTCAATACTTACTATGGCGATATGCCTATAGAAACGCTAACAATGGGTGATATTGTTTGGTCCGACAGTGGCCCAAATAAAGTAATAAATACGTTTCATAATAGGGTATCCTTAGAAAGAATAGTTAAAATAACACTCTCAAATGGTGTTATTTTATATTGTTCAGAAGACCACAAACTAAAAATTGAAGAATCATGGGTTGCTGCTAAGGAAAGTTTAGGTAAATGCTTGACACGATTTAATCACGTTGGGATGGGATATGGAAGTGATTGTTTCAGGGTGGGGAAGGATTCCAAATTATCCAACATGTTACAAACTGGATGTAGGAAATCAAATATTAAAAATAGGCATAGAAGTGAACGGATGGAGTCATTCAATCAAAGAAAGAATAACTCAGGACCAAAAGAAAAAAATGAAACTGGAATCATTAGGGTGGAAGGTGTTGAGTTTTACCAACGAGGAGGTAATGACGAATCTTTCCAAAGTATTATTGGAGATACAGAAAGAAATCAAGGGTATTGCACCTTCTATGACCTCGAAGTGGAAGCGGCGCACACCTACTATGTTGAAGGGATTTTAGTACATAATTGCCACCACGTTGCGGACATTAAATCCGAGTACGCTTATGTACTATCAAAGACACCTGCTCCCATACGATTAGGATTAACTGCAACAATACCAAGAGAAGGTGAAGCTTATCTCACTGCTGTAGGATTGATTGGTCCTATTCTGGAAGAAATGACCATCAACAAGGGAGCAGAATTAGGTATTCTGGCTAAACCTACAATCAAGATATTGAGAGTACCCAAGAATTACGATATGGCTCAGATGCGAGTGTACCATGAAGTGTATGACATAGGTGTGGTAAGAAACCTCGCACGAAATATCTTGATTGCAAAGACTGCCAAGAAGCATGTGGATGCCGATGAAACTGTGCTGATTATGATTAACATTTTAGATCATGGTTATTTGATACTTGAACAGCTAAAAGCCATGGGAGTGAATGCCGAGTTCGTACACGGAGCAACAGATGGAGAATCCAGAAATAAATTGAAACACGCCTTAAATGAAGGTCATATCAAATGTGTTATATGCAGTTCAGTGTGGACTGAAGGTGTGAATATTCCCAACCTGAATGCTGTCATTTGTGCTTCTGGAGGAAAATCTGAAATCAAAACCTTACAATCAATTGGTAGAGGTCTCAGAAAAACCAAAGATAAGGATGCTGTTTACATTTATGACTTTTTGGATACCTCCCATAAGTTTTTAATCGAACATTTTGGTGAGCGTATGATTTGCTATTCAGAAAATGACTGGATATAAGGAGACTTTGTATGACAAAAGAAAAACTAAAAAGTATGCAAAATGACCTGGTTAAATTAGCCGAATTTTTAAGTGTTTTACCTCCAGATAACATGGTATTTTCAACACTAGGAATACCAGATGAAATAGTTTTGCGGAGTTTGCAGAGTTTACGTGATATAGAAATATTATTAAAAAAAGCCACCACAAACTACAGGTTTATTAAAAATTATAAACCTAAATATGTGCAATATGATGGTCCGTCAAGGAGGAGTTAGCCATGTCTTGGGATATATCAAAAAACAGACAATTCTTTCAAAAGAAATATGGTAAACACTTGGTGAGAAAGATGGGTGACCAGTTCTGGGTTATCAATCTGGATCAATTTGCTGGCATGATTGCATTAGAAACCAAATCACTGAAGGAGGCTATAAATTATGCTAAAACCTGATGAAGTGGATAAAGAGGCAGTATTTGATTTCTTGTATGGTTTGCGAGAAAGCGGAAAGATAAACATGTTTGCTGCACCGATGGTTCTTATGGAACAATTTGGTTATGACAAATATTTGGCAAAACAGTTATTTCTTGAGTGGACGAGAGATTTCCATGAAAAAGGAAAATGATGTAGACTTGGAGTTATTTGACATTCTGGAGTATCTGGATGACCGTGGGGTAGATTATGCCACAGCCGGACACAAGAATGTATCTGTGGGATGGATCGGTTTAAGTTGTCCTTTCTGTAGGGATAAGTCAACTCACTTAGGCGTCAATCTTGAATCGAAGATGTTCTCCTGTTTTAGATGTGGGAAAAAGGGTGGTGCTATTTCTCTTGTACAAGAAATAGATAACAGTTCATACTCCCGTGCAAAAGGAGTAGTATCTACCTTTATCACCCGTGACTTTTCGCACTTGATGCGCAAAGAGAGAACACATGCATCCGTAACGATGCTACCGAGAAACACCTCAAATAATTTTCTACCGATACACGATAAGTTTTTAGCATCCAGAAAGTATGACCGTTCATTTCTTGAACGTAAGTATGACATCATGGCAGTAGGCCCTACCTGTGATGATTGGAAATTCCGTGTTGTTATTCCTGTGTATTTGAACCATGAATTAGTAACCTATGTAGCAAGAGATACTACTGGAAAATTGGAAGTTCCATACAAGAACTGCCCAATTGAGCTTTGTATTCAGCAAGCCAAGCATACGTTATATGGTATTGATGAAGTCAAGGATGAAGTGATACTGGTAGAAGGTATACTTGATGCTTGGCGTATCGGTACAAAAGCTGTTGCTACGTTTGGAACTCAGGTGACTGATGAACAAATACAAATACTTGGAGCAAAGAGTATTAGGAAGGCTTATGTCTTATTTGATGCTGATGCCACTTCCAAAGCCGAATCTTTAGCATACGCTATATCCTCAGTTGTTCCTTACGTTGAAGTTATTCAGCTATCGGATGGTGACCCGGATAATCTCACTGAAGATGAGGTGTTTGAATTAAAAAGAGACTTATTCATAAAATAAATTCCTATTGCATTGAGTTCATCACGATGATATGATGTATGGACTAATGGAGGGATACACTATGATTGGAAAAAATTTTGGTAGATGGTTAGTTGTTGAATATGCAGGAGTAAAATTAGGAAACAAAATGTACACCTGTAAATGCAAATGTGGTACCATTAGGTTATTAGCAGGTTACAGATTGCGAAAAGGGGTAACAAAATCGTGTGGTTGTTTATCTGCTGAATTAGCATCAGTAAGAAATAGGCGTTGGCCAAAAGGGTACGAAAGGACTTTGTATTCTTGGGAAGCTATGATTGATAGATGCACCAATCCTAATCATTTACATTATAAAGATTATGGCGGTAGGGGTATTTTAATTTGTAATCGTTGGATGGAATTTGAAAACTTTTTATTTGATATGGGTATAAAAGAAAAAGGATTTTATATTGAAAGAATTGATAATAACGGCAACTACGAACCCAGTAACTGTAAATGGGCCACATCATTGGAGCAAGCCAGAAATCGCAGAAATACTACTTTTCTAACTATAGATGGTATAACTAGACCATTAACTGAATGGGCTTGTATTTCCAATGTGCATTATAAAACAATTCACGACAGAATAAAGCATGGTTGGGATGTAAAAAAAGCCGTTTTTCAATCCATAGAAGTTTATAAAAATAGACCTCGTGTGTGGGATAATCACTGAAGATGAGGTGTGGGAGTTAAAAAGAGACTTATTCCACGAGTAAATTATTGGTGTGAAAAATACCTGTTGCACGTTGAAAAATTTGTGCTATGATACTTGAAAATTCATGCGATGGCGCAAACATTGCAAACAGATAATGAGGTGTAAAGAAGTTTGGTTACCCTCATAAATCCCCGAAGTGTTTGCGCCACTTCGGGGATTAATTTTATCAGAAAGGAGAAAAGCCTTGAGTTTTGAATCCTGTGTATCAAAACCCGCTGGTATTAGATATTCTGTACTCCGTGAAGATTTTTTAGAATACTGTGAAAATTCCACATGCCCTGCCTTACTTATATCCTACTTTGAATATTGGCACAATATCAAGCTCGCGGATATCCACAAACAAGTCTCTTCTGCAAATGAAGGTTACAGGAACTTTTCTGTTCAACCAGAACACTATCATCAACACCACTCCTTACAAGAAATTGAAAAAGGAATATTCGGTCAATACAAAAGAGAATCTATCTCTGCAGGTATTGACTACCTTGTTGACAAAGGTGTTTTAGAGATTGTTGTAACCTCTGACTACAGGCGAAATCAAGCAAGGGTTTACAGGTTCTTACCTGATGTTTTAAATGATTACATAAGAGAAAAATACACACCATCCTATGTAAACAAACCTGTGGTTTCCGTAGTCGAAAAATCGACACTACAAACATATAAAGAAGATTCTTTAGGAAAAGACTCTAAAGAATCTTCCGCTGCCGCGTCAAGCGCAGGTACAAAGTTTGTGAGGAGAGATAGAAAACAATCCTTGTTTCCATCACAATCAGTTGAGGATTGTTTCAATCATTGGAACAATCTAGGATATCCCCTCACTAAGCATAAAATTGAACCATCATCTAAAACATTCCAAGCTTGCTTGCAAAACATACATAAAGCCCTGAAGTTGCATACCTCTGAAGTAATTAAACAAGCAATGACCAAGTATCACACCTTATTAAATCTACCCAACACTACAATCGTCCTTGCAGCACCAGGACACAAAGTATCCTTGTTTGAATTTTTTAAGTTCTCCAAGCATACGGAAGAACGTATGATTAAACAGACCAATATGCTTGCTATTGACTCCTGGTTTGAAACTTGTTTAAAGAGTATGCACGATATTGAGGCAGAGTTTGGTAAGTATTCTGCTGATGAACATCCTAAGGTTACTGAAGAATTGCAGAAGCAGTACCGCACGAAAATAATGGATAGAAAATTTTCTGTCTCCGACATAAATTGTTTTATAAAGGCTGCAAAATTTGTAGTAGAATATCAACGTAAGAACATAAAAGAAATTAACTGGAACAGTTGTGCCTCTGAAAAAATAAGTACCATGTTGTTTAGCAGGCGATTGATTGATGCAGTGGTAGATGATGCAATGGATATTAACATGATAGAACCTACGTGGTTATGCTCAGAAAGAACGATGAATTCCAGATTGCCTAAATATCTAAAGAAGTGTGGTTTGTTGGATTTTGTTAAAGCTCCAACAAAGATTCTACAGAAAGGAGTGAAAGAAAAATACAAATACGACCCCGGTTATACTGAGGGCGAAATCGAATGATGGAGGATTCAATGGATAAAATGTATGTACCATACCGTTCAGTAAAGAAGTACACAAAATGGTGGCACATAGCCATAGTATTCATTACAATAATCAGTGGTTATTGTATTGCGGCTAAATCAGACAAGCCAGAAGAAGCACAAAAGCCCCACATTGTTTATTACAGGTCATATTTGGACAATCACAGGGACTTCACTCTGTACTTTTTGAAATCAGGCAGCAAGACACCACAACAGATGGCAGAAGCAGTGTTGCACACCAAGTCACCAAGATTGTTAGCTGCAATGGCTACTAAAGAAACTAATGGTAATCATGCAGTTCGCAACACTGGTTACAAGAAAAGACATCACGGGGCATGGCAAGTCAACCCTAAATATTGGGGAAAAGTTTCAAACAGCCCAGTTGAGCAAGCAAAGCAGGCAGAGACCATTCTTGAGGACTTAGCAAAAGTTTCAAATAATGACATAAATTCCATTCTTGCTAAGTACGGTGGAGACTCTACCAACAGTTATGCAAAGAAGATACTAGCAGAGCTTGTGAACGTACCAAACTACTAAAACCGAGGCTGTTATGACTAAGTTTTCCCGAAGAAATATAGATGCTACCATTGAAAATAATGTACTCACCGCAGCTATCATATCCACAAAGTTCTTGGAAGAAATTCATCATCTGTACGACCATAATTACCTGAAGAATGCATTTGCAAAAACACTGATGAAGTGGATATTTCAGTATTTTGAGGACTTCGGGGAAGCACCTAGTCACCATATTCAAAACATATTTGACATGGAAAAGGAACGTCTGGATGATGCTGAGATTGATATTATCCAGACGTTCCTTAAAACCCTAAGCAAGAACTATGTTGATGGTCAGGGTATCAATGATGAATATATCCTAGATCAGGCAATGAAATACTTTCGTAAGCGTGAAGTGGAGATCAGGGTTGAATCTGCACAAAAGCTGTTGGAGTTGGGAAAGCTTGAAAAAGCGGAAGATGAACTCTTCCAAATGAAAAAAGTAATTAGAATGACATCGAATTGGAGTAACCCATTATCTACTGAAAAGATACATGAGGTATTCGATGATAAGCACAAAGGTATATTTAAGTTTCCTGGTGCATTAGGGAATCTGTTTGGTGATTTAGAGAGAGGCTGGTTTATTGCTTTACTTGCTCCATTCAAAAGGGGTAAGACCTGGCTCTTGCAAGAAGCTGCCGTTGTTGGTGCATTGTCAGGGTTACGAACAGTATTCATCTCGTTGGAAATGAAGGATAAGAACATAAATGAGCGTATTTATAAGCGCCTAACTGCTTATGGTGAAGAGGGGAAAACAGATCATGTTATCCCTGTTTTTGACTGTATGCGGAATCAATTAGGTACTTGTGAAAAAAGCATACGTTGTAATAGGTACGCACTGCATGACGGAGAAAGTGGATTACCTGATTTTAGTGCCGATCTTGACTATACCGTTTGTGCTGTTTGCAAAGATACCAAAGATAAAGATGATTATGAAATGACGACATGGTTTGAAATGGTAAACAAACCTGAATTTACTCCTAAGAACGTCAACAAGAAATTAAAATCCATCCGAAGATTTTATGGTGACAATATTCGGGTAAAATGTTATCCTCGTTTTTCTGCTTCTGTATCAGATGTTTCAAGAGACCTTGATATATTGGAGCAAACGGAGGGGTTCATACCAGACATTATCTGCATTGACTATGCTGACATCTTAAAGCCCGAAACAAGAGGCGGAGATCCTAGACACGGACTTGATGATATATGGAAACGTCTTGCATCCATGGCAGCAGAAAGACATACCATACTATTTTCAGCAAGTCAGGGTAACAGAGGTTCAATTTACAAAGAGAACATGGATCAAGCAGATCTCGCAGAATGGATTGGTAAATTAGGTCACGTTGATATATTTGCATCAGTTAACCAATCTATGGATGAAAAGCGCAGGGGTGTTATAAGAATAGGAATGCTGGCGCATCGGCATAAAGAGTTCCACGAAAGAGACCACTGCACCATGCTTCAAGCTCTGTCTTTGGGTCAAGTCCACTTAGATAGTTCAGGAATATGATATGGGTCAGGCATAGATGTAAAGGTTGTGGCGTTATTCGTTATACCAACATTCATACGAGATTAGATTCACGTTTTACATGCCATAAGAAGGGTTGTGGAGTTCGCTACAAAGTGAGTAGAAGTGACCATATTCCAAACACAAAAGGAGAAAACCATGAAACTGAACGTATGTAAGGAATTCGTTTTTGATTCAGCACACCATCTGCCTGGTTACAACGGACCGTGTGCAAATCTGCATGGTCATCAATGGAAGCTGGAAATAGAGGTGTCCGGCGAAGTTGATACAGAAAGCGGTATGGTAGTTGATTTTGTGAAGATGAAACGGGCAGTTACGGAAGTAATCATCAATAAATTTGACCACCATCTGATTAACGACATACTGCCACTTCCCACTGCTGAAAACATGGTGGCGTACATGGTGCCAATCTTGCAAGAAGTATTCAACCTCGGACTGCTTGTTACACTGGAAAGAATCAGATTGTATGAAACACCTACTAGCTTTGCAGAATGGACAAACAATAGTCGGGGGTGTGTTTGTGGAGACTAAAGTTCGTATTTACAGCATGTTCCATAGTGTTGATGGTGAAGTGAATAACAGGGGAATTGGTTCTCCTGCAACATTCATCAGATTCGCTGGATGCAGCGCCAATTGCAAATACTGTGATACTGAGTATGCAAAACCAGCAAACAGCGGTTCTACAATAACTGTAGGGCAGATAATAAAAGCTCTTGAACTTTATGGCTGCAAGAATGTGACAATCACTGGCGGGGAACCATTAGAGCAGGAGGCCGCACTCCAAGCTCTATTGTATCAACTTGAAGCTAGGGATTACAATGTTTCAATTGAGACAAATGGTCTGCACAAGTTTACTAAGTTATTGAAACCACACGGTTATGCACATTGGGTTGTAGATATAAAGCAAGATGGTTTGGTGCTTATGGATACTTATATTTTGATGGCATTAAACAATATGGATATCATCAAAATGGTAGTAGGCAATGAAACTGAGTTTAAAGAAGCTCTGAACAGAAAAACATTTCTGCAGGATCAAGGTGTAGCTGCACGATTTGCTTTTTCACCTAAGCATGGAATAGCTTCACCCAATAATGTTTTGAGTTGGATAAAAAAATATAATCAAATGGATGCTATGTTGAATGTCCAACTTCACAAGGTATGCGAATTAGATGAAGCTAACTAGCTGTTTTGTGTAGGGTTTTAAAAAATATGCATAACCTTTAAAAATAATTTGTAAAATTTTTGCAGGCCATGCTATTATCAAAACATCGAAACGCAAACAATAAGGTAGTATAAAACTGAAAGGAAAACAAGATGACAAGGAAAGAAGTAATTTTGGGTGTAACGGACGTCATTAATGACGTGGCAATGGAAGGGGCTAAAGTTACCCGCAACACTGTGGAGCGTGTAGTTAATGCTCTGTTTGACAAAGTGCTGCCGGATGCTCTTGTTGATGGAGATACTATTTCTATCAATGATTTTGGCAAGTTCAAGCCCGTGACTCGTGGTGCCCGTACTGGGCGTAATCCCCAAACTGGGGAGGCAATCGAAATCGAAGAAAAAGCATCCGTCAAGTTCAGTCTTGCCGGCGCACTGAAAGAAAAGCTGAACTAACCTAACAACACAATCCGACAAAGGAGAAACACATGATTTCCGCTGATAAAATTGACAACAACAAACTGAAGGAAGCCGCAAAAGCTCTGAATGATTCAGGACTTCTGGAAGAAAAACTGAAAGTAATCGGTGTAGGTAAAGAAGCTCTAGCAGCAAACTTCTGTGAAGCCATTGATGGTTTGGATGATGATGCCGCTGGCAAAATCGAAACAGAGTGCCCTATTGCCGTTGAAATGTATAATACCCTGCTTGCAGATGAACTGCCTCCTGCTGATGAAAAGCCTGCGAAAGAGAAGGATGAAAAGCCTGCGAAAGAGAAGGCTGAAAAGCCTGCAAAGGAAAAAGCTGAAAAGCCTGCGAAAGAGAAGAAAGAAGTAGCAAAGGAAAAAGCTGAAAAGCCTGCGAAAGAGAAGAAAGAAGTAGCAAAAGGTCCTTTCGGTTCAGTAATCGGTTCAGCAGCCAATAACATTGATACACTTTTGGAAGCTGGTACTACGTTTGAAGCAGTTATGGCAAAAGCAGGTGTTTCTCGCGCCCGTGTGTCTGCACACATCAAGTTTCTGGAAGTTAACCGCAATGTGAAGGTTACCAGAGATGAAGAAAACCTGAAAGCTGTCCGTAACAAGTAATTGATGCACTGCATATTATGAGAAGGGGAGGTATATACCTCCCCTTTTATTAAGGAGAATTCCATGGACCTCGCAAAATTAGAGCATCACTTAAGGTTAGCTTTAACAGAAGGTTTAGGTCTTGATATAAATGATCCTAACCTTGTTGACACACCAAGACGTATAGCCAAAATGTACGGTACAGAGTTGTTTCACAACGTAGGAGAAGAGTTTCCTGAAGCTGATTTTCGTAAGTTCCCTAATGATAAAAAGTATGACCAGATAATGATGGTGGATAACATCCATTTCACTTCAATGTGTTCCCATCATTTTATGCCGTTCACAGGTAAAGCGTGGTTTTTATATATTCCAAATGAGCATGACCTTGTAGGTATTTCTAAGATTCCCAGATTGGTAGAATTTTATTCTGCCAGACCACAATTACAAGAGAACTTATGCCATGAAATTATCAATAGGTTCATAGATGTTATGAAACCTAAGGGCGCAATGCTCGTTATGAGAGCTATACATGGTTGCATGTCCTGTAGAGGTGTTAGGCAGTACGATAACACAGGTATGACTAGCTCGGCAATCTACGGCTGTTTCAAAGAAGAAGCTGTAAGGCTTGAAGGGTTAGAACTGATTAAATTATCAACGGGGTTATAATATGGCAGATTTAGTAAGAAGTTTACCCGAAATATATCAATTGGAAGTAGCATCCGTTTGCAATATGGAATGCATCATGTGCCCGAATAAAATATTCAGCAGGAGCGATAAGACACCATTTTTATCGCTCCAAACCTTGGATAAAATGATACTTCAGGGCGACTTTACCAATTCTTACTTTGTTGAATTGCAGCTATCTGGTGAACCACTATTGCATCCTCAATTGGAGGAAATAATTGACAGATTGAAGCAATTAGGATTGTTGGTAGGATTAAGTACAAATGGTATGCTTATTCCTAAAAACTTGCAAAGTTTAGCCAAACTTGATGCAATAACTGTCTCAGTTGATAGTGTGACAAACTATAAAAACATCAGGATCACAAAGGTAGACAGCTTCACCATAGCAGATTTGTGCGATAACATAGAATTATTACTCAGTGTTGTAAGGCCCACCACTACAGTGGATTTACAAATCATCGAATTATCAGATTGGGACTTGGAATTTGATATTGTTTACAACATGTTCTTGGGCAAAAATTGCACTGTGAGGGCAATTCCCGATTGTTATAAAGATTACGTTAATAGTGTGACCAATGATGAACTGTGTTTAAATCCATGGTCTAGTGTTTCTATACACGCAAACGGAAATGTTGGTCCGTGTTGTGTTATGCAGGGTGATGACATTGTTTATGGAAATGTGAATGATAGCACTCTAAGTGAAATATGGAATGGTTCAGAAGTTGCTGCATTCCGAAAAAATATGAGACTTAATCAGGATTTGCCCAAAATATGCCAATGCTGCACTGCTAAAAGTCCTACCCTGTTTCATAGAGACATGTTATCTGAAAGGATACGTAATGCCAAAGATAATATCAGTACCTATTGAACCGCTAGAATCTAGGTACTCTAAACAATGGGATGATTGGTTTACTACTGAATTTGCTTTTAAAGGTATACCATTTGATGTAGTGTATGGTACTCCTTTAACTACTACAATCGAAAACGGTGCTTTCTTGGATGTATGTGGAACCAACTATTACAAGGCATCACAACTACAAATACTGTGTAAAATGATTCACACAGGAAAAATAACATCGGATGACATAATTCTGCTACATGATGCATGGTTTCCTGGGGTTGAAATGCTTGCATATATGCGCGATGGTTTGGGTGTTAATTTCAAAATAGTAGGTTGTTTTCATGCCGGTACTTATGATCCTACTGATTTTATTTCAAAAAGGGGTATGGGTCTATGGGGTGAAGCATTAGAAAATTCTTGGTTTCATATCTATGATGCATGTTTTGTAGCCACCAACTACCACAAACAGTTGATTCTTAAAAATAGAGTTAATGCAAAGGATACAAGGATACATGTAACAGGATTTCCTATTAACTTCTATGACAACCCAAAACCCAAAGAAAAAATAGTGGTGTTTCCACATAGGTTAACCGACGATAAACAACCATCCTTGTTTGACAGTATTGCAAGCTATCTGAAGATGGAACATCCAGATTGGACGTGTATCAAAACCCAAGCACATTCATTTTCAAAGAAACATTATTATGATTTTTTGGCTACCTCCAGCATCGTTGTTTCTTTTGCATTGCATGAGAATTGGGGCATTGCTGTACAAGAAGCTATAATGTTGGATAACATACCTATTTTGCCCAACAGATTGAGCTATAAAGAAATGTACCCTAAACAGTACAGGTATGATACTATAAAAGATTTTATCGAACTATTATCCTACACTATCGGGGAGATCAATAAAGGTAATCAACAAACCTTAATTGATGGGTTAAAGTCAACCAAAATAAAATTAGCTTCTGATGGTTACCATGCAATACCAAATATGCTGGAGGTTATATGGAATCTAAATTGATGGTGGATTCTGGAGCACACTCTTTGTTTGTTCGTGAAATTTTGAAAAAGCAACACGGAAAACTAGATTTTGGTTATTATGAAACTGATGAATTTTGGAACTATGTTGATGCCTATGGTGTTTTTATTCAAAAGCATGAACATTTGTTGGATGTATATGTATCAGTGGACGTAATTCATAACCCAGAATTATCGTGGAAAGTACAAAAACATTTGGAAGATGTTTATAAAATCACACCACTGCCTGTATATCACTCAGGCGAAGATTTCTCATGGTTTAAAAAATACGTTGATAATTATGAATACATAGGTGTCAGTGGACTAGGTCAAGAAGTAAGCAAACCCACGTGGTATCAAAACATCGGTATGCCAGTATTTTCTTACATTTGCAAGAAACCTTCGTATGAGCCTATTCGTAAAATACACGGGTTTGCAATGACTGCACCCGGCATTATTGCAGAATTTCCTTGGTACTCTGTTGATTCAACTTCATGGGTAATGTTTGGCAAGTATGGTATTGTCATAATACCATATAAGAAGGATGGGCAATACGTGTATACCAAATCACCTAACACTGTGTTCGTTTCATCAAGACCTAAAAGCAAAAGCAATGCCGATCATTTTGACAATGTAGTGGGTATGCACCAGGACTACTTTACAAACTACTTTGAAGAAAAAGGATTTGTTGTAGGTAATTCAGAGTTTAAGACAGTGGAAAAGGGTTACAAAGTGGTTGAAGGTGAGCAGTGGGCAGATAAATCCAATAATTTAGTTGAGGTTATTATTGAACCAGGTCTTTGCAATAGACATGAATTAAGGGATCAACTTAACCTGCAGTTCTACTTGGACTTAGAAAAATATACTCCACCATATCCTCGTCCTTGGAAATCAAAATTTCGCACCTCACAATTATTCTAAGGTTTTGAAATTTTACTCTATAATAACTAATAGAAGGAGATCGAAATGATTCAAAAAACTATTATTGTGCGGTGTGCATTAGCGGGATTGCATGGTTGGAGTACATGCAATATAGAGGCTGTTTCATTTTTGAGAAACAGCCACAGACACATGTTCCATTTTGAGGCACATATTCCTGTGATAGATTCTGACAGAGAGTTGGAATTCTTTATGGTGCAAGCTGCCTTGATTGAAATAATCAAAGATTTGTATCCTAAGGCCCATGATATTCCATTGATAAATTTTGGTAACAGATCCTGTGAAATGATAGGAGAAGATATTTGTATCAAGCTTGCTGAAACATACAAATTATCGAATGTCTCCTGCTCCGTATTTGAAGATAACGAAAATGGTGCGATGGTTGTATGGAGTGCAGCATGATAGTATATCTATCTGGAAACTTTCCACAGCTATCAAAGATTGAAAAAGAACGGAAGTTCAAAGAAGAGTTGGAAAAAAATGATGTAGAATATCATAGGCTCGTTACATTTTTCTATCCCAAAGATTGTAATGTGGTGTTACAACTTAAAACAGAAGAAAGGATACTCAATGAAAGTTCAAAAAGCGGAGATTCTGGCAGCACTTACAAAGGTTAAACCTGGACTTGCAAAGAAAGAAATTGTAGAACAGGCTACTCACTTTGTATTTGTGGGCAATGAAATTGTCACATTCAATGACCAGCTTTGTATTATGCACCCATTTGAATGTGATGCCGAGTTCTCTGTAAAAGGTGAGGAGTTCTTCAAGATCATCAGCAACATTGCAGAGGAGGAATTTACTCTGACTGAGGCTGATAACACCGTGAAGATCAAATCAAAATCAACCAAAGCATCATTGTCCACTGTAGTTGGTGAGACTGCTACGGTAACGCATTTGATCGAAAAGATTAAAGCAGATATTGCTGGAAAAGACTTTTGGAAACCCCTGCCGAAAGACTTTGTTGATGGACTTTATCTTTGTGCTTTCTCAGCAAGTAGAGACTTGGCAACGGGTGTGAGGGCTTGCGTTGCTATTAAGGGTGAGACAGTTTACTCAACGGATGGTCTTAGAGCCAGCATGTACGTGTATGAATCTAAGATGGATGAACTGCTGATTCCTGCTAAGGATGCAATGGAACTGTCCAAGTACAAAGTCAAAGAGTATGGCATTTCCGATAACTGGGTGCATTTCAGAACAAAAGATGGTATTGTGTTTAACTGCAAAGCAATGAAAGGTGACTATCCATACAAAGCAGTAAGCAATATCTTTGAGGATGATGAACCAACAGTATCACTGCCCGACACACTGAAGGAAGCTGTAAGTTCCGTGTTGATCCTTGCAGATGGTGATATGGACATCAACAGAATCATTCAGGTTGAAGTAGAATCAGGCAAGATCATCTGCAAAGCAGAAAAAGAACGTGGCAAGATGGAGAAAGTAGTGCCCTTTGATTACAAAGGTGAGAGCTTCACATTTGCCATCAACCCTATCTTCTTCAATCAAATCTTGCAACACGCTACAGGGTTAAACCTATATGAAGATAAGGCGATGTTCTCTTCAGACAACTTCTGGCATATTGTCTCATTGCCTGTGGAGGATTAACATGGCATCGTATGATGAAGCTGTTGCTCGGCAAAACATGGTTGTTAATAAACTGATGATTGAGTGTGACCATGGAAGAGTTGAAAATGAATGGGATGAGCAATTCATACGGTCAATTCAGCAGCAGTTGAAAAGAGGTATTAAGTTATCCACCAAACAAATAGACAAACTGGAGGAACTGTGGGAGAAACATTGAAGGGAAGTGAGTGCTGCACCAATGGAGAAACATGCCCTTATACCAAGAAGTTTAAAAAGTGCATGTGGAAAACCTGCACCCTATTTAAACCTAAGGAAAAAACACAAAAAGGATACGCCAATGTCAACAGTGAACAAGTATCACAAAGAAAAAATGGTGCAAGTAGTGACCCATCGGGGCGAAGTAGTACAAATACCACGCTCGAAAGCCGTGAAGAGATTGAAAAGTGTAGAACATGACGGTCAGAAGGTGGTGTTGTCTTGTGATCGTCCCTACATTGTAGGTCCCGATGGTGCATATAAAGGATTGAAACCCAAAATGACCAAAGCGGAAAAGAAGGTAGAAAAGAAGTCACGCAAACACCGTCAAGGAGTGTAAGATGGCAAAACTGAGAGGGTTCTTTAGTGATGAAGAACTCTCTTCTGTTGGGATAAATGGACCTAACAGTGGAGAGTGTGAAAAGTGCGGTCTTTCTAAGACTTGTAAAACTCCTCAAATGGGATATACAGGTAAAGGAGAGAAGGGAATCCTCATTGTTGCTGAGGCGCCCAGTGAAGCTGATGACAAAGCAGGTATACCTCTATCAGGTGATACTGGCAAATGGTTTAAAGAAAAGCTAAAAATTATGGGTATTGATCTTGAAAGAGATTGTTGGAAAACAAATGCAGTGGGGTGTCATGCTGCTAAGGTTACAAAAGCCCATGTTAAGCATTGTAGTTCCAGATTAAAGAGGACAATCACTGAACTCAAACCTAAATTTATATGGTTAATGGGTACTGATGCTATTTACAGTTACTACCATGAACGTGAATCTGTAACTACAGCAGAACGCTGGAGAGGATTAAGAATACCTGATGTTGAAAGACAGGCATGGGTGTTTCCGTTGTATCATCCTGCGTATGTAATTCGTATGGAAAAAGATGACCATTTCCAAAATACATTCGGTAGAGATTTATCTCACGCAATACGAATGTCAAAAGGTAATGATAAACCAGAAGCTATGTCACTGAAAGGTGCAAAGATAATCAAAGACTTTGATGAGGTTATGAATGTCTTAGAAAAAGTGTTGAATGATAAGCCTGAGTTCTTTGCATTTGACTATGAGACAACAGGTCTAAAACCTTATCGTAAAGGACATAGAATAGCGTCAATGAGCTTTTGCACCAACTTTGAGACATCTTATGGTATTCCTTATCAATATAGAAACCATTTTAATAGTAGCCAGATAGATCAAATTGGTGATGTGTGGGCAGAGATATTGACTGACAAAGCTATCAAAAAGGTAGCCCACAACCTCAAGTTCGAGGATATGTGGAGCCGAGAGTTCTTTGGTATCGACATTAATCCAATGCATTGGTGCTCAATGAATGCAGCACACATATTGGACAACAGATCAGAGTTTTCAGGACTAAAGTACCAAGCATTGATTCGTTGGGGAATTCCTGATTATGATTCAAGTATTGAAAAATATCTGAAAAACGAGAGCAAAGATACGCCATATAACCGAGTTATGGAAGCTCCCCTCAACGATTTACTGCTATACAATAGCATAGACAGCCTACTGACATACAGACTACAGGAAGAGCAAGAGGAAGAGCTTAGTGATCGTCCTAAAATGGAATCCGCTCGCAAGTTCTTTATGGGCGGCCTCAAAACATTAGCTACATTGCAAGAAAACGGTATTCCTCTTAATCGTAAGTATTATGAGGATATGAATGTTGAGTTGGAACAACGCATCAATACAATGAAGGAAGCACTCCATAACTTCCCAGAAGCGCAACAGTTCCTCAAAGAGCGTAGGAGACCGATCAATTTCAATTCATCTGCTGATCTTGCCGATTTGTTCTTCAATGTTTTAAAACTACCCAAAGGTAAATTGACAGCAGGGGGCAATGCATGTGTGGATGCGGAGGTACTGGCATCATTAAATACTCCGATAGCAAAGGAAAAGACAAAGATTTCCAAGCTGGAAAAGATAAAAGGAACGTATCTGGGGCAGTTCCTGCGGGAGATAGAAGATGATAACAAGCTGCATCCCTTCTTTGACCTGCATACTGTAGCTACATATAGAGGAAGCTCAAGTAGTCCAAACTTTCAGAACATACCAGTACGTGATACTGAAGCAATGAATATCACCAGAGGTGGCATAGTTCCTTCTTTCGGCAATCAGCTTGTAGACTGGGATTATGGATCAATGGAAGTGCGTATCATCGCTTGTATCACGCAGGATCCTGTACTGATAAAGTACATTGAAGATCCTACATCTGACATGCACCGTGACCAAGCTATGGACTGGTTTGCTTTTACAAAAGATGAATGGGCAGCAATTGATAAGAAGGAAGCAAAGAATATCAGGTTTGTTGCAAAGAATAGCATGGTATTTGCACTGTTCTATGGGTCTTATTACCGATCAATTGCAAGAGGTATTTTCCCACAACTGAAAGAAATGAAAGTTGGTGAGATTAATATTTATGAACACCTAAGAAGAAAGGGTGTTATAAAGTCAATGTCAACAGCACAAGAGGATTTTGAAAACCACACAAAGAGAACAGAGCAACGATTCTGGAACAGATTCAAAGCTGTAAAAGCGTGGCAAGAGAAAGCATTTAAGAGCTACCTTGAAAAAGGTTATATTGAGCAGATGTTTGGATTCAGATGTCATGGCTGGCTTACACGCAACGATATATGCAACTACCCAGTTCAGGGCACCGCATTTCATTGCTTGATATGGGCTATAACTAATCTGGAACAGCGTATGCTTGATGAACGTATGAAGTCCATGCTCATTGGACAGATCCACGATTGTTGTTTGGGGGACATACACCCTGATGAACACATGAGTTGGTGTAACATGAGTAAGTTGATCGCTACAAAAGAAATAAGAGAACAACACCCGTGGATAATAGTGCCGCTTGACATTGAATTTGAACGGTCTGAAATTGATGAACCTTGGAGCAAGAAAAAAGAATTCCATCATCTTTAATTTTAATAGGTTTTCAATTTTGTGTTATAGTATGAATAAGAAAACTTTTTAAGGAGCATTTATGTCACAACAAATGGAAATAACAGTAGGAGATGCCCGCACAGGTGCTGAGATTGATGCGTTTTTAGGGGAACTTGAAAAGTTTGTCACAAATCGTGGATTCTACATTGTTGGGTGTATTGGAACAGGTGATGTTGCTGGATCTATGATTGCTGGATCTATGTCTATCAGCAACATGCTTGCATGTCACCATGCGCTTGGGGAAGCCATCGAAGAAATAATCAAAGCGGACAGAATTGATGAAGCATTTATGAACGGAGGCGATGATGCCATTTCACATTGATAACAGACCAGCAACACTTGACGAAGTAATCGGCAATGATGGTGTAAAAGAAAGCCTCAAAGCTGTATTCGGACAAGATGATCGTCCTCACGCTTCGCTATTCATTGGCCCCAGCGGATGTGGTAAGACTACCCTTGCTAGGATTGTTGCAAAGATGATCGGTTGTGCCGCTGAAGATGTGCAGGAGTATAATTCCTCAAACACTCGCGGTATTGATTCTATCCGTGAGATTGCACAAAATGCCGTGTATTCTCCGATGGTGGGTAAAGTCAAAGTGTATCTGTTGGACGAAGTACACCGCATGACAAAGGATGCACAAAATGCATTGTTGAAGCTGCTGGAAGATACACCAAAGCATGTATACTTCCTGCTATGTACTACCGACCCTGAGATGTTGATTAAGGCTATCAAGACCCGCTGCATGACGTTTGAAGTCAAAAGCTTGGCAGGGCCGCAATTAACTAAGCTGATTGAGCAAACCCTTGAAAAGTGTGGTGAATTGGAATCATTCTCAAAAAAGGTTATCAAAACTATTGTTAAGATTGCTGATGGGTGTCCTCGACAAGCGATGATTTTGCTTGACCAAGTGTACAACATACTGGACGAAGATGCTGCCATTGAAGCTTTGAACGGTGCCATTGCTTCCACTGAAGCTGCAAGTATTGATCTGTGCCGCATTCTACTTGAAACCAGAACTAATCGTTGGGGTGATGTAAAATACATTCTAAAGAACCTGCAAGAAGAACCCGAAAAGTTACGCTATGGTATTCTTGGTTATCTTGATGCTGTATTGATGTCTGATAACTGCAAGGATACTGACCGCATTGTGAAGCTCATGGATTGTTACCGTGAGAGTTATATGTACAGCGGCAAAGCCGCACTCCACAGTGATTGTTACACGGCATCATTGATATAATCAGACAGGGCAATGTGGAAGGACACATAGGCAAAATTCCTAGGTCTGCCATACAGCATTACAGTGCAAAGGTTTTCGAGTCCCTTCCCTGGTCTTAAATTAGGAGATAACATGGACATTGATAAAGTTACACGCACCATGACCCATAAAGGTTATTTAGTAGGTACTGACAGCAGAACACCTGACACATTCAAAATGCTTGTGAATCTGAGAGAAACCAAGATGTTTTGGATAACCGAATATGATACAAAGTTTCGCAAAGCCACAGGCAGGGTAGTAGGCACAGATTGGCCAATGCATTGTTTGGATCTTGGCAGCATAAAGAAAGTGGAGGTAACTAATGGATCTAACATTAACAAATGAATTACAGAAGATGGCCTGCGATAGGCTTCGAGGAAATGATACTGAAAATCCTTTCATCGAATTTCGTGGCGGTGCTGGTGTTAAGTTTGATTCAATTAACATCAAACTTATTTCCCAACAAGAAATAGAAGTTTGTTTCTTATGGGAGAGGAAAGAACTGTTTGTAATGAGAGCACCGAGATTTACGGATGTTGAAGATACAATACGCATAATAGGTATTGATGGTGCATTGGCAATAGAAATTGCGGTGAACCTATGATAAAGCCATCTGTCATGGTTAGGGCTGAACCTTACTTAACTTTTACTGTTAAAAAGTCCGTGTTTGAATGGCTGAAGGTAGTAATGCAAAACCCTATATATGATGATGAAACTGAGGAAGAGGCAGAGTTCCGAATAGAGTTCCTCACTGCCATGATCAAAGTTGATGTTTCCGGGTTTCACCAAGCAGCTTATGATTTAGACGAAATTCCGTTCTGAGGAGGTAGGAAATGAGAAAAATCCATGTAATAGTTCGTGACAAAGAGGACCCATCCAAGCAGATGCAGCTAGTTTTTGATCCTGCAGATGGCACAACAGGTTCAGTAGGAGTAGTAATGAATAAGGGTTTGGAGATGATAGTTATTTCGGCAGCAGTATCAGACGACACACCACTACTTTTTAAGGAGGAAGGCAATGGAAATTAAGACTATTTCTTATGGCAAGACGTTCAATGACGGTAACTACGAATCCAGCCGCATTGACATGATCGCAACCGTGGATGAAGGTGAAGCTATACAGGACGCTTTTGAGGACCTTGTTGATGCGGTGTTTGATGCAAGGAACGCCGAAATAAAATTTACTAAAGGTTAATCATCTTGTGCTATTATAACAATAGCTGACAAACACAAAGGAGACAAGATGTCCAGAGATTTTAAACAAGATGTTAAGTTAGATCAATACTCCCTTGATAAGTGTGCTTTGGAGCAACCTGAGCTTTATGCATACTGGGGTGAACAGTGGGCTGATGCCGTCAATGATCGTGACCGTGCAAAAGATTACCTGTCTGTCGTTCGCAGCGATTGTGACGAGGAAATTCGTAAAGATCCTCGTTCTTATGGTTGGATAAATGAAAAAGCTCCTACTGAGGCATTCATTGCATCAGCTATCAGTGGGCACGAAAACTTCAAATCTGCCAATGATGAATACTTGGCTGCATGCCATGAAGTAAACATTCTTGCAGTAGCCAAAGAATCTTTTGAGCAACGCCGCAAAATGATTGAGGTGCTGGTTCAACTGTATGTCAGCAGTTACTATTCAGGCAACAAAGAGTTGGATAAGGGCTATCAGGCTGTTGTTGACAAAGCTTCTTCAACCAGTCAAACTGAGAGCCTCGAGAAAAATGCCCGTCTAGCAAGACGGAAAGCAGAATGATTTTGGTGCTGCAAATATTCTGTTCAATAATAACAGGTCTATTCTTGGCGTATTGCGCTGGTAGAATGTTCGGGTTAGGTATGGGCAAGTCATTGCTCAACATCAAGCGAAAGGAGCGTATCACCGAATCAGTAGTAAAATTTAGTTGATAAGGCCTATGCGCCACTACAACCACAACTACAACTACAAAGGAGAATCACCGTATGAAACCGTCGGAACGTAGAAAAGCTATGAAGGACGAAATGAGCCAGAGGCTCCAAGAATCGTACAACAGCAAAGATGACAGCGGCAAGTTTAAATCCATCTATGTAAAAGACAAGCAAGGAAACACTCCACTCTGGAAGTGCTCCGAAGATGAACACTTCATTGACATTATCCCGTATATCGCAGGAACCCAGCATCCGTCAGTTAAAGAAGGCAAGCTCGCTTGCAATCTGGACTTCTATGTTCACCGTAAAGTTGGTGTCAACGAAGATTCCTATGTCTGTCTCGCCCGCACATTCGGTAAAAAATGCCCCATCTGTGACGAACAAGCGGAGATTCGGAAGCAGGATGACTATGATGAAAAGTATGCCAAGTCATTGAATCCTACTCGCCGCGTGTTGTACAACATTGTGGTACGGGACAACGACAAAGAGGTTCGCAAAGGTATCCAACTCTTTGAGGTTAGTCACTGGCTCTTTGAAAAAGAGCTTGCTGAACTCTCCAAGAAACCTCGCGGCGGTGGTTTCATCACTTATTCAGACCCTGACGATGGCAAAACTCTTTGTTTTCGCAAGAAGGGCAACGGTCCGACAAACACCGAGTATAAAGCGTTCCAGTTTGTAGATCGTGATGAACCGATTTCCGATGAAGTACTGGATGCTGCCCTTTCTCTGGATGAACTGATTCATCTTCCCACCTATGAGGAAGTGAAAAATGCTTTCTTTGGACTTGAGGCTGATGAAGAGCCTGAAGCTGAAGTGGAAGAAAAAATGTCACACAAAGCTGCTAAGTTCAAATGTCCTGGAACATTCGCTGAAGATTTCGGCAAGTTCGATGAATGTGAGAATTGTCCTGATGTTCATGGGTGTGAGGATGCATTTGAAGCAGCAGAAAAAGCAGCTTTGGAGAAAGCTCAGAAAGAAGAAGAGCCTGAAGAAAAGCATACTCGCAGAGGTCGTGTTTCCGAAGAAAAAGCTGAGGAAGCTATTATGACCAAAGAATCAGAACCTGCAGAAGGTCGCCGGGCGCGCCGTCGTCCAGGCGCATAAGGAGATAAGCAATGGCACTCCTTAGAAGAAATGCGGCTGCTGAATCTGTGACTGATGGCATTTCAAATGCTGTATCTGAACCCATCAGTCATGGCAGCAATAAACCTGCTAATCTGCAGAAGGTCATTTCTACAGGATCAACATTGCTTGACTTAGCAATCAGCGGCGGAAAGATCGAAAGAGGAGGAGTACCGGGCGGCATGTTTATTGAGCTGTTCGGCCCCTCTGGGGCAGGTAAAACTGCCCTTCTTTCCGAGTTGTCTGCATCATGTCAAGCCCGTGGTGGTCAAGTAAAGTTCTGTGATCCTGAAGCAAGATTAGATCATGCTTACTCCCAAATATATGGTGTGAACATCGGTGATCGGTTTGAATATTGTAGACCCGATACCGTCTCTGAAATGTTTGCAAAAGAGATATGGGGTTGGGAGCCTACCAAAGACGATGTAATCAATATGATAGCAGCAGATTCCATTGCAGCACTGTCCACAAATCTTGAAATGGATAATGATGATGGTGATAAGATGGGAATGAGGAGAGCAAAAGAGTTCTCCGAAGGTCTGCGTAAAACGTGCCGTCTCATTGCTAACAAGAACTGGCTGATTGTTATGTCAAATCAGATCAGAACAGGTGACGGCGGTAAAGTGTCCACACCTGGCGGGCATGGAGTACCTTTCTATGCCTCATTGCGTATTCAAGTCAAACCCTTCTTTCAAGGCTCAAAGATTGTTAAGAAAAAGAAGGTAGGGCGCAAAGAAGTTGAAAAAGTGATAGGTATTTGCAGTGAATGTACCATCGTGAAGAGTTCTGTTGACGAACCGTATCGTACCGCCCCCGTGTCCATCATCTTCAACTATGGAATTGATACTATTCGTGATGAACTGCAATACTTCAAGGACTACACAGGTGAAACATCCTACAACTGCTTTGATAAGACATTTGTAGCTCTTGATTCGGCAATCGAATATATAGAGCAAAATGGAATGAAAAAGCGACTGCAGGATAGGACGATTGAACTGTGGAACGATGTGCAAAGTAAATTCAAATATAGTAGAAAAGTGAAGGAGCGGATATGAGTGACACTCTTAAAATTGTATCTGTAGGCGAATTTTTAATTGTTGGCACAGAAAAAAAATCTGATTTGGAAACCTCAAAAGCTGATGCAATGAAAATGCGCACTATAATACCTGTATCAGCAAATGTGCCTCCTAATTTGGCTAATATTATACCAAATGCGGCAGAGTTATATGGTACAAATGCATTGGAATCACAAACGAGTAATCCTGTGCAAGATGTACCATGTACTATGATACCATATTTGCTTTTAACCAGGCCAAAAATAATAGTATTCAATCCTGATAATAATTCAATGAGAGTCAAATCGTTAATTGGTGGCCCGGAAAAAATAATCATACCCAAAGCCAATATTCACTTTTTTTATGACAATTCAGATCCAGAGTTTGAAAAGTTCTATTTGGCTGAAACGGCCAGTATTCCAGGACTGCATTTAATCAAGTAATCTAAAGGGCAGAATAGAAATATTCTGCCCCTTTCTTTGGAGAAAATATGACCAATCCTATTTTAATAATTGATGGTAATGTATTGTGCCATAAAGCTAAACATGCTGTTGGTGATTTGACCAACGAGACAATACATGTTGGCGTGATTTTTGGTTTTATGATGCAGATTCTTAGGTATGCAAAAGAATTTGAAACTGCTAATATTATGTACGCCTGGGATTCAAAAAAGTCCCACAGACTAAAACTGTTTCCTGAGTATAAAGAAAAGCGCCGCACTGCGAGTAAGACACCCGAAGAATTGGAAATTGATAAAGCAGCTTATGCCCAGTTCGATAAAATCTATGATGAAATACTACCTGCTATAGGATGCCAGCACAACTATAAAATAATTGGGTTTGAAGGTGATGACATTATTGCAGGGCTGGTTAACCAATCCTCACCTGAAGATGAAATTTACATTGCTTCAGGAGATGAAGATTTATACCAATGCCTGCAGCAAAATGTTTCTATGGTAAAAGGTAAGAAAGTATACAATTTTGTAGACTTTCACAAAGAGCATAATATTTTACCAGATCGTTGGGCTGAAGTAAAAGCTATCGCAGGTTGTGATACTGATGGTGTTCCAGGTGTTAGAGGCGTTGGAGAAAAGACCGCTATTAAGTATTTGAATGATGAACTGACACCCAATCTGAAAGGCTACAAATCTATATGTAGTCCTGAGGGTCGTTCAATCTATCAGCGGAATCTGCCATTGGTTAAATTACCTTTTAAAGGGTTCCCATTGCTTGACGTAAAACCTTTTAAGCCACTGTCATTATGTGGCTTTATGGATGTTTGCAATGAGCTTAATTTTCAATACTTTCTGAAAAAGGAGATACTGGCACAATGGAAACAGCACCTAAATATGAGATAAAAACTACCGAAGATTTTATTGAAGCCTACAGCAGAAAAAATGATCAGGAACAGAACATTCTTGCTAAGATGTTTATAGAGCTTGCTAAAGCTGATACCAAATATGTGGAAGATAAAATGAGTCCTGAAGAAATCAAATGCTCATTGCTCACTTTAAAATGTGAGGTACTTGAATTGGAAAGAGAAGTCGAAAGGAAAACATTACGCCTTTCCCACTTACAGAAAGAAGCTATTCAATCACTTGCTATGGCTTACAAGTTCTGCAGGGATGTTGCATTTGCAGATTGGAGGAAAGATGTCTGATAAAGCATTAAATCTCTCAAAACCACTGAACGGTGAGGATGCATTTCAAGTCACATTATTAGCAACTTGCCAAGCATCCTTAAACATTATGAAAGATAGGCTGCATCTGGCACCGACTAGCCAGATAAAAGAAAAACGAGGATACTGGCTGGCAAGATTGTTGCGTGATATTGAAGCAATAAACACCACATTTGACGGACATGTAACCGAAGAGTTTGAAAATAAGTTTATGAAATATCAAAAGTGGATTGAGACCGATATGAACTCGCTTTTGAAAAACTTTAAGGAGCAATAAATGACCTCCAGCAAATACTTATTTTCTAAATGCCCATTTTGTCACTCTGAAATAGATATAACCAAAACAAAGAG